GGCGAGCACGGCGACGTCTCGGCCGGCGGTGGTGTCGGGCAGGTCGACCTCGTATCGCACGCCGATCTCGTCGACGAACAGCCGCAGGGTGCGGGCATCCGTCGTACCGAGCAGCAGCCGGCTGTCGTGCTCGGCGCGGGCGATCACTCGCGTGTGCAGGGTGAGGTCGAGCGCGCCGCCGTCGACGGGCTCGCCGGCGGCGCCCGGGTCGATTTCCTCGAACCACCCGCCGAGATCTCGCGACGTGGAATTGAAAACGGCCCCGTATCCGCTGAGGATGCCGGGGCCGCTGCCGCCCTCGGGGGCGGCTCGGAGTTCGACGGGTCGATCGACCACCCGCCGTTCGATATCTGTCACGCTGTCTCCTTTGTGATCGCGGTCGACGTCGCGTTCGACTCGGCCTCGCTCTTGCTCGTGTCGAACCACTGCTGCCACTGCTCGATCTCGGCGTCGGTCAGGCCGCGGCGCCCGAGGTCGCGGCGCGCCTCGGCGAGCGTGAGCGTGCCGTTTCGCAGCTGCTCGGAGATCGTGCGGGCGTATTCGAGCACGCCGGGCTTTTTCAGCACCGATAGGTCGTAGATCACCTCGTGGCCGTAGGGGATCACCGATTTCTGCGCGGATGCCGCGCGCCCGCTCACGCCGCCGAGTGTCTCGACCTGGAACAGCGCCGCGTCCATTTCGAGGTTTGAGTACGTGCGACTCGATCCGGCTTTGCCGCCGACCTTCTCGGGAGGAACTCCGAAGATGATCGCGATTTCTGTCGCCGACGCCTCGATGGTCTGCAGGAACTGCGCCTCTTCGGGCGTGACCATGATCTTGCGGTAATCCCACTCGCCCGGCAGGGCGACGGGCTTACCCTCGCGGGCAGCCTCGATGAAATCGTCGCGGGCCTCTTTGAGCTTGTCGGGGTCGAGCCGGCTCGCTTTCGCCTGCAGGATCGCCGGCGGCATGGCCGAGTTCTTGAACCACCGCCGGCCGAACTGCCGAGAGAGGTCCGCCCATTCGAACGTCGATGCGAACTGCTGGATAGGCGAAAGCCCCATGACCGATCCGGCCTGCACGACCTCGCGAATGTGCAGCAGGTTGCCGCCCTGTTTGGTAAGGGTCATGGGCTTGCCGAGCACGTTGTATTTCGGCGCGAACGGGTTTGACTCGTCGACGCCGACCCACTCGAACGGCAGCCACTGACAGAACCGGCGGCTGTCGTCGACGAGCCCGAACGCGTTCCCACGCGTTTTGAGTTCGCTCACCATCTGCACTTTCGACTCGTAGGTCGACAGCACCGGCGAGGGGTCGCCGAGGATGAGCGGCGTCACGACGGGCTCGTGTTCGCCGTTCGCGCGGGGTGCGGTGACGGTGATCCCGCCCTGCGCCCACTGGTCGGCGATGAGCCGCACCGAGGCGTAGGTCGCGGCCTGTCGCATCGCGCCGCCGCGGCCGAGGCTCTGCCACGAGGCGCCCCACACGTCGGCCGGTTCGAGCGCGCGTGTTTCCTCGCGGGTGAACAGGCTCACGATCGCCACCGCCGCGGCAGCGTCACGGGGTGCGCGATGAGCCACACGGCCACGCCGGCGATGATGAGGGCGACGGGGATCGACCACAGCGCGACGCCGACGACGACGAGCACGACCGCGGTCAGTTCGAGCGCGTCTGTAACCCGGTCGTCGGGGATCTTCTCGGGCATGTGTCCTCCATTTCGGGTCACCGATTCGCCTGTTTCAGCGCGTCGGCTACGTCGTATCCGAGTTCGGGCAGTAGCTCGCTGAGCAGCTGCCGGGCGTAGGTGACGGCGACGAGCGCCGAGATTGGGCGCATTGACGCGCCGCGCATCCACTTCCACCCCGCGTCGACGGTTTTCACCGCGGCCGATTTCAGCGCCTCGGTGAGTTCGGGCTGCCCCGGGTGGCGCACGCGCTTGTTCAGCACGTCATCGAGCAGGCCCGGGCCGGCGACAGCGATCTGCGCCGGGGTAATCAGTTCGACGTCGACGCCGGCGTCGAGCAGCGCCGGCACGAGAAACCCCGCGGCCTTGTGCTCGACGTAGACCCGGCCGGGCTGCGCGTCGAGTAGATCGACGATGCCGGGCAGGTCGTGCTCGTGGTCGCCGTCGATGATCCACCCGGTGCCGGGGCCGTCGGCGAGAACCTCGATGTGCAGGTCGCCGTCGGCGCGCACGCCGGCGACGCCGATCGAGGCCCACGCCGATTCGGGCGCGACGTCGATCACGTACACGACCTCGGCGCTGTTCTCGTCGACCTCGGTGTCGGGGTCGGCGACGCCGTCGGCGAGCCACCGATCCTTCGGGATCTTCCACGCTTTCTCGACGTCGTCGCCCCACCAGTTCAGGAACGGGCGCAGGAACCCGCCCTGCATCGACTCGCGGAACGCGGCGATCTTCGCCGCGGTCGTCGTGTAGCCAAGCGCCGGCATGCACGACCACCACGTGAGCGGGTCGTCGGGGTCGGCTTTCTCGTCGGCCGAGTATTCGACGTACAGCGTGCGGTACTTCGGGACGTTCAGCAGCGACGGGTTCGAGCGCAGCAGTTCGACGCGGGCTCGTCCGATCTCAGCTTTTCCCCAGAGGAACGGCGATTTGGTCTTGCTCTCGCCGACGGTGGAGATCCATAGCGATTGCGCGTCGTCGACGGCCGTCGTCGCCGGCATGAGCGCGGCCTCTAGGCGGTTGTCACGCTGCGCGAAAATCTCGTCGCCGATGGTGAGCCCGAGCGTGCCACCGTGGCCGGCGCCCTCGGTGGGCGCGTCAATCGCCCATTTCGAGCCGTTGAGGAACTTCATGTGCTCGCTGCCGTTGGACAGGTTGAGCGTGTTCCCCGTGCGGTTGCGCCGCAGCAGCTTGCCGAACGGCGAGGCCGCGATGCGGTGGTGGTGTTCCTCCTCGAGCTTTTCGAGCGCCTTATCGCGGGTCTGCGCGACGTAGAGCATGTACTGCCGCTCGGGCCACATGAGCATGCGGTGCACGCCCCACGGGATCACGAGCGACGATTTCCCCGACTGTCGGGGCACGATGATGACGATTTCGGAGTACCACAGCAGCCCCGTCGCGGGGTCGATCTCGAATGCGGTTTCGAGGATCTCGCGCTGCCACGGCATCGGCTCCCAGCCGAGTAGGCGCATGCACCCGATGACCTCGGATGCGATCGTGCGGCGGGCGGGGTTACGCGGGGTCGACCACCTCGGGGTCGTTTCGATCCCGGCCGGCTTCCCGGATCGCTTCCACGATGCCGGCAAAACCACCACCCCCTGCGCCGCCGTCGTCGCCGCCGAGGTCCGCGAGAACCTGCCGCATCGCTTCCACGGTCGATTTGTAGTTGCGACCCGATTCGGGGTCGTCGAGGACGCGGGCGCCGCGCAGCACGATCTCGTGCCGCATAGCGCGCATGTCGTCGTCGCCGGGATCGCCGAGGGCACGGCGCAGCGCTCGCTCGACGGCACCCTGCAGCGGTCGCCAGCCGGCGTTACGAATCGCCTCGGCGGCGATCACCGCGGCGGTGGACTCGTCGCCCCGCGCCTCGAACAGCGCGTCGTCGATCATCTGCGCGAGGGGGTCATCGTGAGAGGGGCGGCGCACGGTCAGCGCCGCGCGCAGCTTCCCCTCGGAATCGTGGTCGCCGGCGTCGATGATGACCGCCGCTGTAGGGCGTTTCGGTGCCGTAGGGCGTGCCCTACTCGCGGCCCTCTTGGGCTCGGGTGCGGCAGTATCGCCGGCCTCGCGTAGACGCTTTCGCTCTCGATAGGCAGCCTGGTCGTCGGCTTTCCATTTCTTGCACGGCGCGCACCCGCAACCCGCGCGATACCGGGCGCGGGTGCCATGCTCGGGCGAGTTCGCGGCCACGTCGACCACCCCCGCTCTGCGTCGATCTGAGCGCCTCGCCGGCCGCTGCGCATCGGGACGTGCGGCCATGCCAGATAGGCCGCTGACGGCCGGCCTGCGCCCTACTGCGCCCTACTGATGAATTGAACGAACCGGGGAGAGGGACTTTTGAGCGCTGCGCGGGTGCAGGCACGGCATCCGCCGAAAAAGCCGATTCGCGGGTCACGCGGCCCGCGGCGCGCGGTGCAGGCCGTTGCGCTTAGCAGCCCGACATGTGTGGCATTCTCTTCGTAAATTTGGTAATACTCTCGTTTCGGCCACATCTGCTGGTCCGATTGCCCGAACCCGAACAGCGGGCAGTCACACCACTGGAGGACCTCGCCCGAGGCCCTCGACCCCGCACTGGCCGTTACCCGAACCCGGCCCGTGCGGGGTCTCCGTCGCGGCCGAAATGGATTGACACCCATGAACACATCTGTGCG